GTAGTTGCCATGGTAGATGCCGGTGTCGGTGCTTTGCGCCAGTCGAACCGCGACGTTTGGGGCTGATGCGTAGTAGCACGGCACCGGGTAGCCTGGGGCCATAGCCATGTCGTACCACACGCCAACGCTGTAAACCGATGACGGCTTTTTACGCCAGCCAGTGACTTGCACCTTGCCAGCGTTTTCAGCGTCAGCAATCTCGCGGTAGTTGGCAAAGGCCATGCTTAATCTTGAGTGACGGTCAGCGCACCAATAGCTGCTTGCGGTTGAATACCCGCAGACACAGCAAGCGAGGACGACAGGGCACCAGAGTAGACGATCTGTCCCGCGCCGCTTGCCGTGGTGACCACTGCAAAGTGGCTGATGGTGTTGGTGCCAGCAGAGCACAGCGGCCATTGCACCAGGGCGGCGTTTGCGAAGCTGCTGCCGCCGTCGGTCCAGGCTGTCACCTTGGTGATCTGCACGCGCGCATAACCCGTGTAGGTGGCCTCGTTGGTGATGGCTGTTCCTGCCTCACCGGGGTCTGCTGTGTAGAGCGCTAGCCAGGCGTTTGCGGCACTGCGATAGGCCGGGTCGGTGCCTTGAAGCAGGGCTTTCAGGGTGTCGTTCTCGGTGGTGTTGGACATGCTCATGAGGGTTACTCCTGTGAATAAACGGTGGTGGTGCTGAGAATCTCGTCGTTCTTGTCCCGCTCTACGGTCTGCACCGCTTTGCGAGAGAAGGCGTTGTTGACGGTGACTGGTGCAGGCTGAATGTCGTTGCTGACGTTCACAACAGGCGCCGGAACTTGTGGCACATGTACATCCACTTGGATGTTGGGGGAGGGTTGCGCTGCGGCCTGGGGCACATGCACGTCAACCTGTAAATTGGGGGCTTGAGCTGCAGCCATCTGCACCAAGCCCTCGGGCATGTGAACGTGAACACTCATGGGCTCGCGCGCGGCGGCCATGCTGGCAGCAAGGGCTGTCAAAACAGGGTCGCGTTCGGGGCGATCCTGGCGCTTGGCCACCACCTGATACTGCTGTCGCTCAAGTTCTCGCTGTTGCTGCACCAGTTGCGCAATGGTCTCTTGGTGGCGCTCCGCGCCCTCAGCCAACCGAATGACGTGACTCGAAATCTCAACATGCCGGCGCTCCATCGCCTCGAACTGCGCATCGTCCTCCGCCTTTTTGGGGGGCTGGGGCTTCGCTGGGTCGTTCTTCGCGGGGCCCTTCGGGGCCTGGGGTGCGTCGGAGTTGAGCGTTTGCTGCATCGCACCGGTGTTTGACTGGGCGCTCGCGGTGTCAACAGCGTTGGGGTCAGTAGCACCCGCCTTGAAGAAGGTTCCAGACAGGGGCTTGTACCCGGCCGGCGGCAGGTTCCCGGTGAGCGCCACCGAGGCCTCCTCGTCGCTCATCAGGCCGATTGACAGCAGTTCGAGCACGCGGCTTTGTTCCATGACTCGGAACGTCGTCAACTCTGCACGAGGGCGCAGGTCAATCGGGTCAAACGAGAACTGCACGTAGCAGTCCTGGCCGAGCAGGCGCGCGGCAAGCGTGAGGGCGCGCGAGAGCATGCCGTTGATGTGCTGTTGCAGGCCCTCACAGTATTTCAAAAATAATAGTGATTCTGACGACGCCACGTTCTGGCTGCCCGACCCGTGCCCAAGCACGAAGCTGGGCGCCTTGCTGCCGGTGGCTGACTTCGCGTCGATCATTTTCTGCAGGGTCTCCCACTCGGCGGAGAGGCTGGCGTTGCCGTTGTTGAGATACGTGAACCCCACGCTGTCGAAGGAGATCAGCGCGTCATCCGGCTCCAGCCCATTCACGGTTGTCTCGATGTCGGAGATGAAGTTCTCTTGGAAGGTGGCGACACCCTCAGAGTCTCCGGCGATGCTGATGGGCACGGACTTTCGGAATTTATCGCTGTCGATCGCTACGTTCAAGCGTGGGTGCAGCGCTTTCTTGATGCTGCGCCGCACGTCGTTGGTGAATTCGGTGTCTGCAAGGATGGCCTGCAGGGCGCTCTCCATAGGGCTGGAGCTGTATGAAGACAGCAAGTCCTGGTCGAGCGCCGAGTAGAAGAATGTCGGGATGTCCAGGTTGATGTCGACACCGTTGACGCGCTGGTGCGGGGCGATGTACCCAGTGTTGTCCTCGTAGAACTCGATCTGCGTGGTGCTGAGTGGCTGCAAACGGTTCGGGACACGCGCCTTGTCCAGGACAAGCTCCATCGCGCAGCTTCCGTACAGACGCAGCTCCATACACAGCTGCTCCGCCAGCGTGTGGATGCTGCTGACACCGGCGAAACCGTCGTTGTAGTCAGTCAAATAGTTGAACCTGGCCAGTAATGACTGAGTGAGCTTTGTCGCTTCTGGATTGATAGTTCCATCGAGGTTCCTGGCCACCGCCTTGAACTCTTTGCTCACCACCAAGCGCTGGTAAGCGTACACGCTCGCGGATAGGTCGGGGCTCACCTGCGCCAGGTCGTGAATGGTGCTCTTGGTGCTTGTGCCGTTGCGCAGACTCAGCAAATCAAGGTTTGCAGTGCGCCTATCCGCGCTGGTAAGCCGCTGCTCACCGGTGGATGTGGCCGTGCGCTTGCTGAAGCTCTGCTTCGCTTGCGCACCCCCCTTCACCTTCGGCAAGACGATGGGCGGAAGGTCCGCCTGCGGCTCAGGGCGGGTGAATAGGGCTTTAAGTCGATTGAGCATCAAGAGATACTGAGGGGAGACGGGGGTGAAAGTCAATCCCCGGGGTTATCGCTGACGCAGTTTGAATGAGCGCAACATAGGCGCCACTGTCTGGCCGCTCATGGCCAGGCCCCTCATCCTGGAGGCAATCCAGCAGTAGCCGGCGCTGTGCCAGAAGTGATCAGCCCCCTTCGTCGACTTCGTCCAGCTGGAGGTAAATTCGCCATTCCTGAGCGCCGACTGCACCCGGCGCATGTCTGCCGCGTGGGCCTTAAACACCTCCCATTCCGAGGTTTTCCTGACCCACATGCGGCCTTCACGCACCTCAACAAGCAGTTTGTCAAACAGCGCCGACCTGTTTATGCTCACCTGGCGCAGCGCTCCAAGCGCTGTATCCGTGTTCTGCTCCCTCGTCTTCACCTCAAAAATGTCCATACCGGACTTGCTGGTGTACATGCACCCGTACAGTAGTGGGTCTTCCTCACTCATCCCCATGATCAGGTCCACAAACGGTTGCTGGTCGCTGCACACCACTGAGGCTCTGTACGTGGACTTCAGGGCAAAATATCTTTCACGGAACCTTGGAAGGGGTACTTTCTCATAGTGCACGATGCCGAACTTACCATCTGGCCCTGTGCCACCGACAGTGAAGTGGCACACCAACCCGAGGTCAATCCCCATGACGTGGTTCGAAAATGGGCTGCTGACCATCTCGACACCGATCGCCTCCATGTCGCCCTCGGTGATGCCGGATTCCGCGTCCTCAGCCGTCATCCCCAGATTGAAGTTCCTGAAGTCGGCCTTGCGGTTGTACTGCGTGCTGACCTGCACCAGGTACGGGATAGTCACGACGCTTGGGACGTCGAACGGCTGGACCTTGAACCCTGTGGCTACATAGTTCTCGCTCGCGTTCTGACAGACCCACTCACGGTGCTCCGGCAGCAGGCTTGGAACTCCCCCGCACGATGGGCAGTGCAGCGCGGCCTGCAGGTAGTTCGTCCTGTGCAGATTCTCCTCGACGATGTCGTCCAGGTGCGCGTCCCACCCAGGCACCTTTACATGCTCGTAATAGTCCGGGTAGAAAAAGTGCCCACACTTGTCGCATTTGCAGAAATTGAACCAGCGCTTGCTGTTCTCAAACGCGGTGGAGATTGGGTCTCCTGGGTGGGTCGGGGTAGACAATTTGATCTTGATGCGGTGCTTCGAGGCAATCAAGCGGGACTCGTAAATCTTCGCCTTGTCCTGGTCCATGAAGCTGTATTCATCGAAAAACAGGGCGTCAAGTGAGTGGGACAGGCCTGATGTCTCGGAGTTGGTGCCCCTGAACAGCATGTTCTTACCGTGGCCGAACGAGCGCACCTCAGCGTTGTCCATGTTCCCGCCTGACAGCGCCGCGCGCAGTGCCGGGCTCTCCTCGCAGATCGGCCCAAACCGCGTCTTAGCGTAGGTCATGGAGAAGCTGGCCGTGGGGAATAGGTACCCAATCGAGAAATTCCCACTGGCCGTCATGATCATTGACGCCGCCATCCGCATGGAAAGCTCAGAGGCCCCGAGCTGAGCGCTTTTTATGAGGGTGATCTCCGGGCTCTCCTCCTGCAGCACGCGCAGCTGCCACTGATGGCTATCGAAACTGTACGGCTTTCCACCAAGGAACGTATTCTCAGTGATCCATCTGGCTAGGTCCTTGCGCCCCAGCTTGTTGACTGTGGCCATCCTCAAGCGCGTGAGGTGTTCTTTGGAGATTTCTTCAAGCATGCTGTTTCTCTTGGTAAACCAGTCGCGGGGATGTTTCCCACAACTCGTGATGTAAGTGTCCTGGGAGTTTGTTGCCCTTGGATCGGTTCTCCAGGGCGTCCAGAGGCCTTAAGTTGGCCTGCGTGTGCAGACCACACACGGTTCTTCCGAGGATGGGGTAGATGTGGTCAACGTCGACTGGCCTGCCGAGTGCTTTAGCCATCTCGTCTGCTTCCCGGTAGACAGCCTCTATCTCGTCATGGTCTGCCCACAGGGGTATGACAGTAGCCAGCTTGCGCCTATTCCAGTGTCCCGGGTGCTTATCCCTCCACCGCTTGGATATGGAACGCACCCTTTCCCGGTTGGCGACAACCCACTCCTTCTGCTTCGCCACTATTTCGTCGTACTTCCGCAGCACCCGGGCTCGATTAACGACCTTGACCTCCTCCTTATGGGTCTCCTTGTACTTCCTTCTGTGGTAGCGGCTCCGTTCAATGTTGTTGTAGCGCCACTGCCTGTTCCATTCAGTAAACTTCTCTGGGAAGTTGGCACGGCGCGCTCTATCGAGTTCCGCCACCCTGTCAGTGTTCGCCTCGTACCAGGCCTTCTTTGACTCGCGGGCCCTCTCCTGGTTATCCTGATACCACTGCTTGGCTTTTTCCCTGGTTGGTTCAGGGTTGGCGTGATACTGTGCTTTTTGGGCTACCTGGAGGCGCTTGTAATGTTCTGGGTTGTCCTCGCGCCACTTCCGTGCGATAAGTGCCGCGCATGGCTTGCAAATGTTGCCACGCTTAACGTCCTTCTTCGTCCATGAGTAGCCTTCCAAGGGCTTCAGATCACCACATTTGCTGCACTTCTTGGCCGCCGCGCCAAGATATTGCCCATCAATGCCGATGGGCCGGCTTGGGGTCGTGTTATTCACGATCTTCTCCAAGTACGCCAGCTCCGGTCAACTCCCTCACGCCTTTCGGCGCGTTAGCAGACACCAACCAGTAAGGTGCAGGGAGTTGGCCGGAGCCGACTGGTTAAGTGACCTCTGTGGGCCACTGGAATGCCGCTGCTAAGCGGCGCTATAACGACAATACTGGAGCGAATGACTCGAAAAGTCAAGCTCCCAAGGCCTTCTCGTACGCGTCAAAAAATGCTGTCTGCGTCTTCACTGGCAGGGTTTTCACGCACTCGATCAGGATGCTCTCAATCTTCTTCAAGCGCTCTGACGTATGCAGCTCGCTCTGCATCTTCACGAGGTTCATCAAGGCTGAGCTCAAGCTCGATGCACACTGGGCGATCTGATTGGCCGGCGTACCCGACATATCGTCCATTACCCGGCGCTGCAGAACCTGCAAGCTCTGGACCTGGAGTACCAACTCCTGCTCCAAGTCCATATCCTTGAGCTTTCTGATGGGCAACTGCGCGTCAATCTGCGCGCGCATCTCCAAAAGCTGGTCAATTGACAACGCTTTTGCAGAGGATTGCTGAGGAATTTCGTCTGCAAAAGGGTCATATTTCAGGTCAATTGCCACGAATTTCAGCCTTCGCCGCCTCGTCCAGGGCCTTGAAAATGGGCTTCAGCGCGCGTTTGAGCACCTTTTCAGGATACAAATGGGCGCCAACGTCGTCATACGCGATGTCAAGGTCGTTTTTGTAGAGCAGTTCATCCGCTGCACGCCCCAAATTGCCTTGTGAGACAGCGTCAAGGACGATTCCGCGCTCCTCTGCGAAGTCCTTGAGGGTTGTGCGTGTGGAATCGAGCAGGACCAGGCGCTTGGCGAGATTTTTCAGGTTGATGTTGCGGAATTTGTGCTTCATAGGAACTTCCAGAAGGGTTTTTTGGGCTCGAAGAAGCGAGCGATTGAGAAGCAGTGACCGATGAGGCTGTTGTCGGCCCTGCTGGCATCCGCAAGCCTCACTTGAGGCTCTCCGTGCACCAGTTCGATACGGTTGTTGGGGCTGTGGCAGTACTCGCCACGCAAGTGCCGGCAATCCTTGCAGAAGATCATGCTGGTTGGGTGTCGAAGACTTGTTCAAGGATCGACTCGTGGTACCGGTTCACGAACCCGAACACGCTGTCCTTGGCCTTGCCAATGTCGATGCCGGCGTCTTTCGACAATCGCACAGCCATCTTCCCGAGCCGGGCGGCTTCCCGGTCGTCGACCCGAGTACCGACGATGTTGGCGTAGGCCTTGATGGTGTAGAACTGGGGCTCCATCGCGCCAACTTTATTCTCCAGGCTGTCCATCCTGGCAGTCGTGGTGCTGATGAGGCTCGTATTCAGCTGGAGCTGCGCGGCAAGTCTTTGCTGCTCTTGCTCCAGCTTGTCGTACTGGATCGCCTGCTGGACGATCATGTTCATGATCGGGTTGGAGAGGGTGGGACCTTCAGCCTCCAAGGATTTCAGCTTCGCCAGTACGCTGCGGCGCACCTTCTTGGATTCGCGCATCGAAACCAGCATGCACTGGTCTCGCGTGAGCGCAAGGCACTCCGTGGTTGTGCCGTTGGGATTCTTCACTACGAAAGTTTCGTAGTGCTCCCCATCCAACTCATCCCGGCACCGCGACATGAAGTCGTTGCGCCTCACCTCTGACTCGCCGGACTCTTTGCGTGAGGTGTTAATGATGACCAGCAGGTCGACGCTGGACATGGTTTTGACGATAGCGCTCGTCAGGGCGTTTCTGGGGTCGTTTTGCACGATCTTCTCCATTACGCGCCTTGATCAGGGGCCTCAAGTCGTGGGACTTGTTGAAGGACGTCTGTAGTGGACGCAGGCCACTGATCAAGGCTGACTACACATGTGCTTGACGCACATCCGCCTTCACGCGGAAGTGGGATATTAGCACTGAGATGCCTCCAAACTTTGGTGTATCTCACATCCTCCAACGCAGGGAGTCAGTGCAGGCGCTGCGGCTCCACGTAATCTGGGTAATGCTTGCGGATGCCGTCAGGTTTCCTAGACTCTGTCTGCGCGTGGTCTCTGGTCACACGCTTCCTGGCGTACTCCAGCTGCAGATTGGCCTCATCAAGTTCCTTTTGTTTCTTCCTACGCAAGTCCAGTGCGACGTCGTACCTCAGCGTGTCGAGTCCAAACCCTTGTCGATCAGCAGTGTCTGCAAGTTCGATTGACTTGAGGTTGAGCAGGTCCATCAAGTGCGTCATCGGAACGCCGTACTTGGCAGAAGCGTCGCGGTACCCGATGATTGGCGCTTCAAGTACGGCGAGGTACTGGGCATACGCTGTTGGGTTGTCCCTTGAGCCAAGGTAGATGGTCCTGTGCTGCAGCAGGATCTCCACCAGGCTCGGTGTCAACTTGTCTACTTTGGCTTGGAGGGCGGTGACGGTGACCCGGAGGGTGTCGATGGCGGTGTTGTTGGTCTTGTCCTGGTACGCCTTCTCGACTTTGATGAAGTACTCTCGTATCTCGAAGCCTTTATCGGTGCGTGACATCATGGAAACGTGCTTGGCGGCGTCAAGCGTGAGGTGGTACTCGATGCTTGAAAACTTGCCGTCACCCTTTCGGGGGACGGAGTCCCCGTCGCCTTTTTTGGCGACGGTCGCCTTTTCGGGTGAATCTGTATTCTGCGCCACCCCTTGCTCATCTTTCGCGCTCGCCTTTTCGGGTGATCTCAAATCCTCCACAGTTATGTAGTCTCTACCGACCACCAACCTGGCGCGCTTGATCTGCGCCTTGATCCAGTTGCTGAAGTCGCGCTTGACCCCAAGGTTTGTGTGCAGTACCCGTGCGCTGACGGTCTGTACGGGCTTGTCCTCTATCGTGGAGACGTCCGTTGTGATGGCTATCTCAGTGGTTGTGATTTCGTTCATTTCTTTTCCTTATTGGTGAACGTGGTTGGGGGAATGGTTACGACTGCGACTCGTCTCCGTAGTCGTCGTGCATTGGGTGGGAACCGTAGTGGTTGCCCTGTGAGCATGGTAGTTATCCGGTTGGCCGATGAGTTTATTGACCCGCCGTCAGAGTGGCAAGTTCTTTCTCTGCCTTTTCCAACGCTTTCTTGCACCTGCTGACGGTCGCCACCGCCCGTTCCAGCCGCGATGTGTCGTTGCGGGGTGTTCCGAGGCCACCTCGCAGGAGCTTTGTACTTGGATTGCGCCTGTGGAATATCTTCGTCAATGTCGACACAGCCAGCCCGTGCTTCAGGGCCGCCGCCTGCAGTGTCATCCCCCCAGCAACGTCTTCGAGTGCGGCGTCGGCTACAACCGCGTCCACCCTAGCGATATTTGGTAACCCCTGCTTATGCAACTTCCCCGCTGCCTGGGCCGCGGCGTACCCCGGGTGCTTTATCACCAGGCGTTGCAGCGTGTTTTGGGCCACCCCCGCGAGTTTGGCCTGAGAGTTGATTGAGGCGCCGGAGAGCGCGGCTTCTACGTATTGGGTGAGGTCTTGTTTCATGTTGTAAGTATAACACCATACAACAAAAGTTATGGGAGGTCAAAATTTTTTGGCCTTGGCCTGGCACCCCCAGTTGTGAATCGTGCCATCAAAAGTATATCCGTCACCTTGGTTGATTTTTGCTATCGCATACACAACACCAATAGATTTAATTGTGTTGTATGGTGCGTTGAGTGTGGCATAATAAAGCAATGCCAACGAGGTCACTCGAAGGCATAGCGCCGCTACTGGCGCGAGCATGGCCCGTGCTATAGGGCGTAGCTGAAGGATTTATCATGACAACTGCCATCACCACCACTGCTGCTGCCACTGCCACCACTGCTGCTGCTGCCACTGCCAGGGGTTTGACAATGCGCGACGTGCGCGCGGCACTTCCTACCTTCTTTGAAGGTAGCGCAGAGGATGCCCTAACCGGGTACACGGGCAAAGGTAGCGCAACAGCGTTGCCACTGGCGCGCCAGTGCGTTGCGGCTATGGTAAGCATCGCAGTGTGTGGAGATTCCACACTGCGCAAGGGCAACGAACCCTTGAAAACCCTTGGTACTGGCGCCAGTGCTAAAGGCACCAAGGCACAGCGTTGCGCCACTGCGCGCGACTGGATCACCGCACAGTGCGTTAAAGCGCAGTCTTACAAGTCTGTGCCGATTGATGTGCTGTCAGATCAGGCCGACGCATGGTTAATCACCTTGCTAGAGTGTTTTGAGCCAGAAGCGCGCGCGCCTCGTACCACTGCCACTTGCGCACAAACCCTTAAGGCATTGCGTGAGGCCGTGATTGCTTGCGCCAGCATGGATGACCTGACAGAGTTAAAGGCTACGCTGAACGCATAAGCCTATAGCCCGCATGAGCGGGTTATCCAATGCTATCAAAATGATAGCATTGGATAGTCTGGCTTTGCCGACTTGCCTTGGTCTGGTTGATTCTGCGCATGGGCTACCCCTAGCGCATGGGTTTATCAGGTCTGGCTTGACCTTTAACAACGTGCACACATAGCGCAGCGTCGCGCACTTTATCACTTTACCCGTGGCCAATCAGGTCTAAGGTTTGGGTGTTTCCGATCTATTTGGTCGGTCAAAAAATATAGTGCAACATTCTGCAAAGTGTTTGCATGTACCGCAATGTGAGAATGCCAGCTGCGCCCTGTGCCAACCTGTGAGGGTTTGCCTGTGGCTGGCATTCGGCCTAATGGATGCCCATTGCATCCAGCAAAACAATAGGCCAAAGCAACCCCAATGTTTCATGCACAAACGTGCATAGGACACCTTTACCCCGAACCTGAGCAGATAACCCTGTAAACCATCGAACGAAGTAGATGTAGTAGCAAGGTAAAGCTGCCGCATGGTCGAACGAAGATCACTCCCCCACTCTAACCAACGATGTGAACAGTGCCAATCCTAACGGTAGTCGTGCGATATGCATCAGTCATCTTGAATCATGCCGAATGAACACCGGCGCTTTGGCCCTTAAATCATCCTCCTCGAAACTGTCTGTGGGCAACAGGTCGCAGGGTCGGGGGGTCGTGCCTCGTTTTGTCGGTAGGTCGTTGGCCTAGGGCGTTCAGTCCGTAAGCCTACAACGACCCACGTAAGCCCCAACAACGTCAATGTTGGGGATGATAGCTACCTCAAGAATCGTAGCACTGACCCCTTGCCAGTGAACAGCAAGCAATCTACAGGTCGGTTTAATCGCGGCCAAATGTTTTTCGAAGTCCTCGTTTATGGGGACTGACTCGCTTTGGAGATCAAAGACGTGGCGGCCCTGGCAACAGGGTCGCCATCAATGTGCATACCGTGCACATTGATGGCGATATTGCCTATTTTGGAGTAAAAATGAACTTCGTAAACCTAACCCCTCACGCTATCAGCGTTGAGGGGTTAGGCACCATCCCCGCCAGTGGGATGGTGCCTCGCTGCGCCACTGTGCGCAGCCCAGCCCCCACCATGGGTGGGGTCCGTCTGGTTCGCCAGACCACGGGGCAGGTGTCAGGCCTGCCCGAAGCCCAGCCTGACACGATTTATATCGTGTCGGGCATGGTGCTGGCTGCCATGAACGGCAGCCGGCCAGATGTGGTGGCCCCTGACACGGGCCCTGACGCAATCCGGGAAAACGGCCAGATAGTGGCCGTCCGTGGGTTCGTTTGCTGAAGTCTTTTCAAGGGTGTTATGAGCACCCTTGGTAGGCAATTCCGCCAGCGTAAGTATTTGGGTGGGTGGGTGGGGCGTTCGATCGAAGTGATCGGCGACGGCACTGCTGCCGGCTGGGCGCGTGACGCCCGGTTCCTAGCCCCCTTTGGGGGCTTTGGTTACGTCACCCTCAAAGGTGGCGTAGTCGCTGACAGCGAAGTCAGCGACGTCAGCGACGTCAGCGACGTCCTGAGCAGCATGTACGCTGCTCAGGAATCCGACCCTGACGAAATAAGTCAGGGTTGAATCGCTGGCGATGGTGGGGACAGGGCCCACCTCAGAAGCCACAACAAAGCCAGCAGGATCGCTTCAGCTGGCTTTGTTGCGGCTTGTTGGTGCAACCGTAGCTTGACGGGGTTCAAGCGTGTTTTGGCTTGGGTTTTGGAGTTCAAATAGGGGCTTTGTAATGCGAATGAGAATCATTCTCAACAACTACAAAACCCCCAAAAATTGTCGAAAAAATCGAATTTTTCGATTTTTGCTTAATTTTTAAGCACTTTCGCACTATTTTGGTGCAATTTTGGAGTTCAAAGGAAGTACGTAAACGCAGCAACCATGCTGCTTTCTCTGATCGGCACCTTCGCGCTGATCATGCTGGGCTTCGATTATGAAGTCCATGGTCAAGGCAATCCCGGCGATTGCCGGTATTGCCTGCGCCTTTCTGTTGGCTTGCGGCTATTGGGCTGCAAGTCAGTTGGACGATTGAAGTCGGCTTCGTTCTGGGTGTCAAACCCAGACCAAAGCCAGATTTTGGCCTATTTTTGGAGATCAAGATGCTGTACGAACTCAAGCGCTTCGACGAGAAAGCAAAACTCTGGATCAAGGTTGGAAAATCCACCAACTTGTTCTACGCAACCAAGCGCGCGGTTGCCGAAAACCTTCGCCTTTCCGAGTATGAAATCGGAAAGATCGTAATGAACGGATACGAACCGCCTGAAATTCAAGCCCGCGAAGACCGTTCTGTGCGCCAGTTGCGCAAGGATTCAAGCTGGGATTCAAGCCAAATTTGGGCTTGAGCCGAAATTCAAGCCCCAGCGGGTTTTCCAACTTTTTCCACACGGAAAAACACGGAAAACACGTAAAAAACTGAAATAAAAACCCCCGAATTTCAGGAATTCGCACTTTTAGTACAGAATACCCCCACCCCCCCTAAACGGAAAAATAATTTTATTTTTTAACTCTTTGCTATCATTTTAATAGCACAGAAAATAGAATATTTTCCGTAGGGGGGGGGTGGGGGTATTCTGTACTAAAAGTACGTATTTCTTAAATTCTTATTGTTTATTTCAGTTTTTTACGTGTTTTTACGTGTTTTCCGTGTGTGGAAAACCTAAAAAATCAGGTCAAAAGCTTGCAATCCGACTCCAAGCCTTGAATCGAACCCAAACTCGATTTAGTGCTAATATTTTTCCTTCACCTGACGGTGAATATCAATAGGCCTTGGCCGAACCCCTGCACGTATTGATCGTGTCCGTCAACTTGCCCTTTCATTGGGGCATGAGGGGT